TCAGACAGCAGATGGGAAAGGGTAAGATGTACCTTGGTAAGATCGGAATCAACTGGAAGTTAAGCGAAGCAGAAATCATTGCCTTTGTGCGTGGTGGTATACGTGGCACAGTCAACAAGAAGTTTGATCAGGCCGCAATCAGAACCAGTGAGCGTTACTCTGTCCTGTTTGGTGGGCTAGATAACAAGGCTTATGACTATATCAATGACAAACTCAGAGACAGCGATAGTAAATTCGTTCAAAAGGTTGTTGCTTCTGGTTCTCAGTTGCGTAAATCAGTGGGTACATTCTTTAAACCATTTAAATACATACCTCGACCTGCGCTCTTTGAAAAAATAAGGTCAGTCTACATGGGTAGAATGGGTGCGGTGATGGAGAAAGGGGAAGAGGTAAAGAAAGCGTTTGAAAATGCCAGTGAGAAAGAACAAGAAGATTTGTATATGTTCTTCACTAATGTAGATGCCAAGCCAAACATGATAGATAATGAGAAACTACGCGCCGCCGCAGTTGAATACAAAGCACTCATCGAAGAGATTGGACTTAAGGCATTCAAAGCAGGGATAATCCCCAACACTGGTATGGGTGCAGAACAATTCCATAAACTGCAAGGAGCATACTTGCCTCGCCTATTCTTGTATCACCTACTGCATGGGTCTAAAGGGACTACTCCATTTGGGTTCAAGCCATCTCCAAGGTATTGGTCTACACTCAGGGTAGAACTGACTGAACTTGATCAAGAGATACGTGGAGTAATAACAGACCCCGCTTATCTAGTATACAGGGCCATTACTATTCCTCAGTTGGACATGATCATTTTGGAGTACCTCGAAACGCTATCAAAAATGAAGGCGTTTGGGAAGGATGAGAAGGGGAATGACTTGCCGCCATGGGTACTACCGGAACAATGGGTGGTCTACGAATTTACTGATCCTTTGACTAATCAGAAAATGAAGAGAAGGACTACGGTGCACGTACTGACAGAGGAAATAGATGGTTTCATAGCGGTTAGAGATCATGTCAAGACACCGGAAGAAACCAAGCGTAAAATAGAAACGCAACTGGCAATCCTAACAAAAGCAAGAGAAGATTATTATAAGGACAAAGGTGGTTCAGAAGAAGGGGCATTGAAATACTTTGATGAAAAGTATAACACTAAGATGTTCAGGCAGTTACCCAAAGGCCCAAGGTTTGGTGCACTATCAGGATTCTGGATCAGGAAAGAAATATACCAAGACATCCTTGGTAATTCTGCTACATCATTTGGTGAAACGAATCTATTCGAGAAGATGTTTAGTCCTCATGGCCGTCATGCAAGGGTGGTTGGTATTTGGAAAATTCTCAAGGTGCCACTTAACCCACCAACTGTAGCCCGTAACTTTGTCAACAACAGTATGTTGTTGCAACTACTGGGTGGAGTGCCATTCCACAGACAACCCGGATTATTCAGAGAAGTTTTTCAGGAGATTTTTAAAGGGGTTCGAGGTACTGAATTTACAAACTCAGCAATCTCTAAAAACTATGGGTTGCCTAAAAAGTTCACTGCATACGAGTTGGCTAAAGCCCGTGGCATAGCCTCAACCACCATGGTAGCCGCTGAAATACAACAGATGGAACAGATGCTGTTGGATGTAGAAAGAGACGGCATCTTATCCTTTACTACCCACTTTCAAAGACTATGGAGAATGGCGGCGAAGAAGGGTGGTGGACTCTATCAAAACCTAGAGATTCTTGGCAAGACAGTGTATATAACGGATGCCTTGAAGAGTCAGCGGGAACATCTTGAAGAAGTGCGTCAGCAAAATCTTGGGCCAGATGGTCTACCAGATATAACTCTAGAAGACGCCGCAGTCCTTAGAGCCAATGAGGTTCTGTTTGATTACAGCGCAGTATCCCCCCTTGTGAGAGGGCTGCGCTCTTCATTCTTTGGAGCACCATTCATTACATACCAAATCAAGGTCATGCCACAACTTATCAAGACGGCGGCTAATTATCCTTGGAGATTTTTACCCTACGTCATGTTGTTTGCAGGAGCGCAAGCGGCATTCGGTAGTATGCCATTCGAGGATGATGACTGGGATAAACTGATGCGCCTCGCACCAGAGTGGCTGAGGAATAACAAGCATGGAATGCTGATGCCTTGGAAGGATGCAAATGGTAACTGGCAGGTTGCTGACCTGTCTTACTACTTCCCATGGGCGGGTATGACACAACTTGCAGGGAACATCTATAGAGGAGAGTTCAAACAGGGAGCGCAGGAATTTGGATTGATTGCTCCCGGTTGGCAGATAGCCGCCGCACTTACGACGAATAAAGATGTGTGGCAAGGGCGGCAGATCATTAATCCAGACGATCCCGCTTCAGATAAGGCAATGGATTTGTTCAACTATATGTGGTCTATGTCTATGCCCAGTGTTATCACTCGATCTGGTATCGTTAATATGCCTTCTATCCTTGAAGCCATGGCTCGACTCGACCCCGCTGAATTGGAAGGGAAACTATTTGATGCGGCCATGAATAGAACCAATCGTTACGGCGACCCAAAGAAAGACCTGCTTGCCGCCGCCCTTTCTGTTGTTGGTTTAGGAATCTATCCTATTGCACCCAATGCAAGAGCCAGACAACTACGCAGGTATCGATCAGAGATTGAAGGTTACGAGAGAAGACTCACGTCAGTACGGAAAGACCCAACGCTATCTGATAAGCAAGAGAGGAGAAGGATTAATACCCTGCGTGACAGGATAGATGAGGCTAGGCAACAGCGGAGAGAACTCGCCAGTAGTACGGCTGGTATTGGCGCATGAAACTGGTGGTAGTAGAGTGGTTCGATATCCTAGCCACTTCGGGGTGGGAAAAGGAGGACGAGGTAGAGCCTCAGCGTATGTGGACTGTAGGATACCTCGTGCAAAAGGACAAGAAGGTAATCAAAGTAGCGAACACTAAGGACGAGAAAGAAGAATGCTTTGCATACCACGCCTTCCCGGCGGGGTGTGTGGTTTCTATTAGAGAGATCATTGATAATCCCGAAGAAGTTTCCGAAGGGTGATTGCCCTGATCTCATCGTAATACCCTTCGCCATCTAATTCTCTGAGGACAATCATACCTCTCCACCACTGGTGTTGGGTATCACGGCACCAACTCTCAGCGTAGTCTGGATGGCTGAAACACCCGGCACTTAGGCAGAATATCTTTTGCCCATCAGGCCGCGTGTGTTCCGCGTGGTTGTACAAATGGGTGTGACCCTGCACCGCCGAACAATGTAACTTAGAAACGAGCGTGTGGCCCAAGTGGAGGCTGCTGATGGGACGTCCTGCTATGCCCGACGTGAAGTAGTGGCTAAAGGTGATTCCGAAGAGGGTTATGTAGGACTTAAAGGCTACCGTTTTCCACCCATATTTCTTGTACTGCAAGTCCTCTATACCTATGGCTCCATGTAATTCGGGAGCGAACTGGGTGGCTCGTGTGATCCTGTCCTCGTGGTTACCAAGGCACATGATTAACTTAGGTTTGTACTGCTTCTCCTTGTTCTTGCGCTTCTGCTCATTGAACTTCTTGATGGGTGCGAAGAACTTCTCTTGGGCATCTACCGCACTGGCTACGTCCTTCTGATAACGCCTACCCTCGAACCCTCTCGTTCCCTTATCGTAAGATGAGAGTGACGGCAGGTCAGCCCAATCCCCTAAGCACACCACATACTCAGGACGTTCATCCATAACGAACTGACCCGCCGCCGTAAATCTTTCATTGTCATAGTCAGGTGCCGCATGGGCATCTGGAATAATTAAAAGGTTCATAACTGTAAGAATTTCATGTCTTTCAGTTCATTTCTGTTTATGTAATGGTTTGTTATACCATAACCGAAATCTTTTTGTGGTGCTTTAGATAAAGTTTTGCCGTATTCCCAACCAATCAGGGTGGCTTTCATAGTATCGTCATTATATTGGGCAAGAACATATATATCAGCGAATGGTTTCCCCACCTCGTGGATTAGATTAAACGCTTTCCTCGCTGTCTTAACATCTACCGTTCTGCCATCATCGAGTACAAAATCTATCCCTTTATCACCCTTGGGTCTATCGGTAAAATCTGGCCTCACCCCAGTGAGGTGCCAGAATGCAACTTCTCCAGACAAGCCCACCTTCTCATAATCTTTTGATAGTGGTCTGGATGAAGCATGGTTCTTGTGCAACTGATGCCTTCTGTTGGCTATCTCATCAATATCTATATCATCAAATTTCTTAGTCATATCTCACACTCACCTGCCATACAAGCATACTCTTGACTGGCTATAGTCTGGTCTTCCTCTTCCTTGATGGAGTCCCACTCTATGTGCGTTGGCATCACCTTCTCTAAGGCTTTGTACTCCTTTGCAGTACAGTCCTGATAAGGTGTTAACTGGTAAGAGTGATCATCGTCTGAGTGCGGTAGGAAACTGACACCAGAGAGGATGTTGAAGTTCTCATATACCCACGCACCAACTTCCACCCACTCATGCTCTTTGATGGACACCGTAATAGATGGTTGGTGTTCACACCAGTTAAGAGCAAACCTCTTCCATACGGCAAGATGTTCTAGGGCACTCATGTTGTGGCGTGTAATGGATTCATCTGGTGACTTCATAGGAAAAGAGAACACCCACTGTCCTTCCTTACCGGGATCATCCACGTATGGAACTCCCGCCTCTATCAGAGCGGTAGACAGGGGGTCTTTCTTGTCATTACGAACGTGGCGAATGAACGTCGAATGGTGCCTTGGATGTATGCCACTGGAACAGTCAACTAACTGACTCACCGTACCACTGGGCTTGATGCAGGTAATAGCCGCTGACTCAGGGATGCCTAGTAGTTTAGCGCACTGAGCATTCTCCTTTATGGCGTGGTCTCTTAACCCACGCAGTTCCTTGTCGCTTGCCCCCATCAGGACGGGACAATCCATTATGCCAGTGAATGACACACCAAGCAGTCTCTCTTCCTCTGTGTTCTTCTTCCAAGGAGTGGAGAGGTAACGAAAATCAGTGAGTGTAGACTGTATAGTGCCTATCCATGTGGCCTGTGTTACCTTCTTGCGAAGGGTAGCCAACGTATCATTAGGACGGCACACGATTTCTGAAAGGTTGCAAAATTCTCTTGGCCGAAGGCGAATTTCTCCGCAAGGATTCAGGCCGAACTCATGGTTACTATCCCTGCGCTCTGGCACCATGTCCTTTGCGGCTTGGCGATTGAAGATACCACGCTCACCACTACGGCTTTCATAGAGTGAAGTCCACTCTCTAAGGAAGGCTCCGGTATCTGGCATCTCAGTGTAAGCCACACTGTTATTAGCGATAGACCTTTGTGCATTCTCTAAGAACCACTGGCCTGACTTGGCATGACGCATACGTTCATCAGTCAGGTTGGAGAGGGAGATGGTGGCTGATCTTCTAACACCACCAACCACCACCGCCTCCCCTTCGTAGCACACGAGGTCATGGCATTCTATGCTGTTCAGTTTGCGTCCCTTGGCATGGGTAAATATGTTGACCGCGTGTCTTAGTAATTTATCCAAGGGATCAGGCCCACTGGCTCTTCCACCAAACGTCTTGAGCCTTGCACCTGATGGTCTGATACGAGACAAGTCCCATTTGGGAACTCGCCCACTGTAGAGCAGACTGATTAGTTCTCTAAGGGCAGTTGCCCACCCTATCTTTGAGTCACGCACCACGATTATAGTATCGGTGTCGTGCAACTCTTCTGGTACTTCGGGTAACTGGTTGATGCACTGTCTCTCAACGCTGAAGCCCACGCCAGTACCACACATGAGGACGTACATGATCTCATCGAATGCACGTGGCGAATCGATAGGGATGTACGAACAATTAAATCCTGCGGCGTTGTCACGGTCTAATGCCTTCCCGGCGACCATCAGACAGCGCATTGAGGGCATCACATCATACCTGAGTATGGCGTTCTTAAAGTCTGACAAGTTCATATCAGTCTTCTCCTCAAAGAAGTTGATGTACCTGTCAACTGTCTCGCCCCAGTTTTCTCGACGTTGCTCTTCTTCTAGGTAGCGAGCATACCTAGATTTGTGGATGAACTGTTGGTATAGATTCATTAGAACGGTATTGGCCCTTCGTCAGCACCCGGCTCGTACTGTTGTGGTGAAGGTTCTTTCTGACCAAGGGCTTGAACAGTAAATGCCTTGATCTCAGTGACGTACTTCTTGTTGCCACCCTTATCAACATAACTACGGTTGCGGATACTTCCTTCAACGTACACCTGAGCACCCTTCTTTACGTAGTTCCTGACGAAGTCAGCAGACTTACCGAAGACTGACACGTTGTGCCAATCAGTCGTTTTGTTTTCACCATACCCGGTGTTGGTTGCTAACGAGAACGATGCTACGGTGTCACCTGAACTCGTTGCTCTTATGTCTGGGTCTTTACCAACATGACCCACCAGTATTGCTTTGTTTACACTAGCCATTAAGGATCGTACCTCTTGATTAATTTCCATAGGTCTAAGGCTGTAGCGAACATATTAAACAGCCTCTCTTTTTCTTCCCACTGGTGTGCGTACACGTAGCCGGGGGAAGTAACTGATATGAATAGGTTGAGTAGTTTTCTACCACCCCCTATTCCATAATCGTAAGCCGCCAATTGTATACTATACGAGTCATACATATCTGGCTTCTTACCATCATCTAATTCTTTGGTCTTCCAATCTACTACCCACTCATCAGAGTACATATCAATCTGACCACCAAATCCTAAAGGATGGGCAAACGACTGCTCTATCTTCCAGTCTTGCTTACCACATATCTCTAGCAGTTTGGCCTCAGTCCCTTTGATGAGCGAACCGTATCCGGGTGCGCCTACCCCGTTGACAAAATAGTTCTCCAGTATCCCATGGATCAGAGTGCCGCGCTCTGCCGCCTTCAGGCTCTCTGTCTTGTGGATATCGAACACTCTCTTTCTGTAGTCGTGTTCTGTTTCTGGGCCATGAAGCGGGTTAAGGTACATGGTATCGAACAGCAGCCCTTGTGACCACCTTACCAATCCCGGAGCGGCAACCATATCTTTCCAGATGGAAGACACGGACGGCACCCACCCATACTTCCGGGCATCACGCAAGGTAGTAGGACGCAGGTTACCATCCTTGCCTTGAACCTCATGGTGGGGGGCACCGTCCTTGTCATACCAGTGACTCATGCTACTTTCTTCTGAATGTCTGGGCCACGTATATCCTCAGCAAAATCGGTACGATTGGATGGTTTTCTTTTGAAGTCTTCAGACTCGTCTTCACCATAGACACCGTATCGATAGGCACCACAGGTTTTAAGGACAGCCCTTGAGAGCGCACGTTTCTCTGCTATCTCTGCAACGTAAGAAAAAGTTGTGTTGCCATCGGGCTTCTTCCCATACTTGGCGCTTGAATAAGTCTCAATGGTTGCTCCGACATACATATCATCGACTGGCTCGATGGTTGCTATCGCCTTTATAACCGCATAATCAGGCGTCAGTACCTTGTCTTCAAATTTTACAATGATCCTGTTCATGTACTGAATCTTTTCTATTCCAGTACGTGTGATGATGGGAAC